CCAAATATGTCAGTAGGTTACAGTGCGCACCAATACGATGACAATGGGCGCAATGTTACCACAATTAGCCTTGATGAGCCTATTAACTATTATGGCGAAATGGTTAGTAAATTCAAAGTAGGGGGTAGTCGCAATTTCTTGCCTAAGTATCGCTTTATTAGATAAATTAAAAGCCCCTAATGTAGTGTTAGGGGCTTACTTGTAAAAATTAAAACAAGTCTAACGATTTAAAACAACCCTTAGAAATGAGGGGCAAAAATACAAAATAATATGGACAATAACAAACTTTTTGAATTCAAAATGCCAAAATTCTTATTGGCATTACAACCAGAGCCTGAGCATTTACCTAATAAATTTCACTTTATCTACTCACCCCTCTACTTATCTCTGATATTGGTAATTAGAGAGCGCACACAGCAGATAGTTCTTAACAAAGAATTAAAGGATAAGCCTCAGAAGTTATATGTATTCAATGAATATGAGAAATTCAAGCTCATAATAATTCAGAATAACGTAAAGATAACAGGAGGGGAATTAGCTCCTGTTGTTTCTGAAACACAATTCTTAGATGAAGCGTGGGAATGGTATAATACTAATATGATAACACAAGAATAATATGACACCGCACGACAAAGTAATATACATCATTCAGCAATTGGAGATATCCGATAGCAAGGTAGCACGTGCGATACAGAAGAGTGTATCGGCAGCATCACACAAGCGATTACGCTTGCGAGACAACAAATTCACTGAGGAAGATTATCAACGAATACGTGATTTCTACATCGAAAAACTGAGAAAAATAGAAATGTTATAATAAAAAATTTCGAAAGTTGTCCCTTAATTAATAACTGATAAAAGGTAAAAGATAAAAGTTTGTTTTATAGTCTTTTACCTTTTATTTTTTGCTTTTTAGCTTCTTAAAATCTTCCTCCTACTCTCCTACAGCTTCATTACAGCTCCACTACTGCTCACATACTGGCAACATACTGCCTATATCTCGAAATCCCCTATTCTACAACGCCTCCCGTTATCCTTTACCTCTTATATCTTACCTATAAAAGTCCTTTCACACTCTTTTCTAACCGACTACTTTTGCAATATAATCTGTTAATTATGATAGATGTCTGTAATCTCCCCGAACCCTTTACTCGAGAAATCTCACACGTGCTCCTCTTTGATGCTGCTTCTCTCAGCTTCAATCAAAACCTGCGCGCCCTTACCCCTGATATTAATAGCTATCTCTTGCGTATTGATCTACATAACCCTACGCCCTACAACCGCAAGGTGAGTATCAAGAAACAAAATCACAACGATTACTTTGATGTACAAGTATCGTTGCCTATTTACGATTTGTCTAAAGAAACTCGTAAGAAACTCATCAGCTTTCATAAACAGCGTAAGTACGTGGTGGCTCTCGTCTCGCAGCAAGAAATGCTCATCGTAGGCAATGCCCGCGAACCCTTTACCCTCACTGTAGATGACAATATTACCGACAATGGCAAAGGAGCCGACACCTATATAGTAACCCTTACAGGGCAAACAATTATCTTCCCAAATATTAGCAAAATTACTGAGAAATTCCGTGTCCTTTTCTTTTTGCCTCCCTTACAATAATTTTGCCCTGTAAATCTGTTATCTAAATATGTTCTTTTCGATTAATCATAGTTATTTAGTTCAGAAGCTCCCCGAGCTCCTCTTAGCCTTCCGTAAGGGTGGCTTTGAGAGCTCTCATTGGTATGAGGAAGTCTATCAATGGGATTTTCAAGAGCGTAATGCCTCACTACAGTATGGGCGCAAGTTTTTTCCCGTAATTGTAGATTTAAAATCCCCCATCGTTAAATACACCTCCTACGGCTACATCGGCACTCAATATATTAGTTCTCTCTTAAAATCTTTAGATTCTCATCCTTCCGTAACCGCTATCGTTTTAGACATTGATAGCGGGGGCGGTATGGTGAGCGGTACTCAGGAGCTTGCTCACACCATTCGCTCTATGCAGAAACCTACCATTGCCTATACAGGGGGTTATATGTGCAGTGCTGCCTATTGGATTGGCAGTGCGTGCGACAAGGTAATAGCCGCCCCCTTTGCCGAGTGTATTGGTAGTATAGGCACAATGCTCAGTGCACAGGATTTTGCCCCTCTTTTGGAAAAATATGGTGCGAAAATTTACGAACTCTACGCCCCCGAAAGCATCGATAAAAACAAAGCTTGGCGTGCTCTTAAAACAGGTGATGACAAAGCGGTATTGCAAAACTTATCCGACTTTAATGCCCGTTTTTTGAGCGATGTTAAAGCTTTTCGTCCCGAAGTAAACGAAGTAGTATTCAAAGGTGATGTATATATGCCTGATAAAGCCCAAGAAATTGGACTTATCGATGATATAATGACCCTTGACGAAATCATTCATCAATTAATAAATTAAGAATTAAAAAAAATGAAACACTCAAAAATCACCGCCCTATTGGCTCTTACAAGTCTCGACCTTAAGAAACCTCTCTTAGGGGGCGAACACTTTACTGAACTAAAAGAATCGCAGCTCGACAAAATTGAAGCAGCTCTTGAGGCTGCTGAAAACGCTGTCGACAATACGAGCCTTGAGCAACTAATGGCAACCCTCAAAGCCGACAATGAAACGCTCTCGGCTGAAAAGGCTACCCTTACTGCCGAGAAAGAAGCTCTTACCGAACAAGTAACGGCTCTTACTGCTGAAACTGAAAAGTTGCAGAAAGAATTGAACGAACGCCCTGCCCATTCGCTCCCTGGTAACGACGGCAAAGAGGCTTCGGAAGGCAACGGACTTATTGACGGGTATTTAGACCCTAACGATGCTCACAACAAATTTTTAAACGAAATTTAATACTTATGGCAAAAGAAGAAACTATGAAAGTGGGGCAAATCAAAAACGAATTGCTTCGCTACATCAGCACCAAACCTAAGTTGCTACAAGCAGCTATACTCTCTAAGGAGATTTTGCTCAACCGTCATTCGCGCACTATTACTAAGGTGAAAGGCGAATACGTATCACTACATTCGCTCATCGGGCACGTGGTACAAGGATTCAACTCCAAGAAGTGGACTCCTTACGGCGAAGTGCAATTCCGCAAAAAGGTGATGAAAAATTACCATCAGAAGGTAGACTTTGAACTCGACCCTGCCGAAATTCTCGGGACAGTACTTGAGGAAATGTATGACGAAGGAAAATCACTCAAAGATAAATCGATTTCAAAACACGCGATTGATTTGCTCTTGCAGAAGATTATTTCGGACGTGAATATCCTTTCGGTTATTGGTAAGTACGATGCCAATAAGATTGGTATTGATACCCCTGAGTTTGGCACTTCAATGGATGGGCTTAACGAAATTATCGCCAAGGGATTGAAAGATACTGCCAACCCCTACTTCCTCATTCCTGCCGATGCTATCACGGCTACCAATATCTTAGATGTGGTAACGGCTTACGAACGTGCCTTGCCTGCGGTATCGAAGAACCAAGTAACAAAAATCTTTATGAGCGTTACCGATGCTGAGAACTACCAAATTGCCTACGAAGACAAATTTGGTCAAAACAAGTTCCAAGACAACGCACTCAAAACACGCTTAGGCAAGCGCGATATTGTAGCTATCCCGAATCTTAAAGAAGGTACGATTGTATCAACCGTTGAAAATGGTTTTGTAAAGATGGTAGACATCATCGACAATCCTGCAACTATCACCGATGTACAAGTAGAAAAACGTATCTTGAACATTATGGGTGAATTTACCTTAGGGTATGACTTTGCTATCAATGAGCTTACTTATGTGTACACCCCAGATGGTACTAAGAAGCGAGGCTTGAATAACAAAGACCTCAATGAGTTGTATTATCCTGAAGAACAAGGATTGGAAGCGTAATTAATTAGAAAATTAGCAGATGAGTAAATTTGCTAATTTTCTAATTCTCAAAAATTTCAAAATTGACTATTATGGCAAAAGAAAAAGAAACCCCTGTAATGGCGAATGACAATTCGCCTAATATTGACAACGAGCGAGAACAAGCTCTTGACGAACGTGAAGAACAACTCAACGCACGAGAAGAATATCTCAATGAATACGAGTCACGCCTTACAGAGCGCGAATTACGACTCACTGAGCGTGAATCACAACTCGACGAGCGAGAAGAAGCTCTTACTGCACAAGTTACTGAAGAGTCTCAGGAAGAAACTCCACAAGAAGGAGTAGAATTTGAGTTTCGTGAAGTACACTATAAGTTTGCTGACGACGCTCCTAAAATGCTCCTTATTGGTAGTGAAGCACTCACTCAAGAACAAATTGCTAAAGATGAGGATTTGCTCTTGCAACTCATTGGCGGTCGCTCACCCCTAATTGTTAAACTTTAAAATCTAAAAAAATGGCAAAAAATTGTTTCGATAACGTACCCCACGAAAGCCTCGACGCTTGTCCTAACGATGAAGTGAGCGGAGGCATCAGTACCCGTGTTTTCTACGCCCCTACGGCGTTCCTCGATAAATGCATCTTGCCTGCCAATACAGGCGAACTCGGCAAAGCCAACACGATTGAAGACGGCAATTTTACCTTGCTTACTGATAAGAAATGGAAGGGAATTGACGTGCAGATTGACGAAGGAGAGCTCAAAACTACTCTTGTAGGTAATGCAGGTAATAAGAAAGCGAAGATAGAATTTGAGTTTAAGATACCGCGCTTCAATGCGGAACCGCTCGACTTTATAAGTCGCTACAAGAATGTACCGATGACTTTTGTCGTGCCTGATGCTCAAGGTACGCTTTGGGTAATAGGCACCAAAATTAATGGAGCATTTATGGAGAGTGCTGAAGCTACTACAGGCAAAAAAGCCGAAGACGACAGCGGTATTACCCTCAAGCTGATATGTAACTCTAAATTGTACAAGTATGCAGGAGTTATCGCAGAAGCTTAGTGCAAGTAGCACAGGCGATTTGAAAGAAACAGAAAAGGGAGTAGACACATATTTTAAAAGCCTACTCCCTGACGGTAAGGCTTACTTTACACAAGACAGAGAGTTAGGAGGAGGCTTGCAAGTAATCGACTTAAGCAGAATACCTTACAACGCAATGAGTCTTTACCTTACAGGTTTCCCATACTTAGCCTTGGAAGAAGCTGCTGCCGAACTGTTGAAGAAAGCCAGTGCTGAGACTTTGCAAAGGCTTATTGAAAAGAAGAAAAACCAATATCCATCCGATGTACCTATCTTGGAGAAGGCGTTGGCGTTGAAAAAGGTAGGGGTAAATGGCAATTTGCCCGTACAAAAGGAAAAAAGTGATTAATTACCGCGAAAAATACAAGCGTTTACTCAGCGAATTTGAACGCCTTGGAGGCAATCTTCAAGGCGTTTCTCACATTTACTCCCTCGAGAATGAAGCGAAGCTGAGAAGGGAGATGAGTAAATTAACAAATTCGAGAATTAGCAAATTAAAGGATATTAAGGAAAGTCATTCAAATCAGGCTAAACCAAAAGAAGATACATTTCCTCTGATTGCTGATTTTCCACCAACGTTACACCCTATCTACTTAGCTAAGAAGAATCATTGGCTACAAGCCTGTTCGTTAAAGCTCGCTCTCAACGCCTTGCCCGCCAAGGAGGAAGAGAAAGCCCGCAACCTGCAACAACAGCTGTGGCAACTCTTTGAGGAAATGGATACTTGCGATGCCGTGCTCAACCACTGGACGAAGTATAAGCGTATACTTACCTCTGTTTCTCCTTTGGAGGGTGCAGAAGGAGGTTTGCCAGATAAACTACAGCACCTTTCTCCTGTACAACTTGTGCAACGCCTGCACACCCTACGCAGTAACATCGTATCACGCGAGAAGAGCCTAAAGAAGTGGCGCGAGCAAGCAACCTACACAGTTCCCCCTTTGGAGGGTGGGGGAGGCAACTTTACCTTACAAGAAAAAATATTGAGAAAAACAGAAGAATTGGAACAGATGAAGCTATTGATAAAAAAAATTGAAAAAAAAGTTTCGGAAGCTGTCCCTCAGAAAAAAACTTAATAATCTTACTATTCATAGAAATGAAAAACAAATAATTATGAAGTAAACTCATAGGAGGAAAATTAAAAAAAGCCCTCCGTTATTAAATAAAAAACTCCTACATCTTTTAAATAATAAGCCAACAGGCAACGGAGGACTTAGGTCTTTCCGCCTGTTGGCTATTTTTGTTTTAGATGTAGGAGTGGCAAAATTACAAAATTAATTCAAATTAAAAAATTAAATTAATGAAATCTATATCAAAAATTTGGCAAAGAACACCTATAAGTTATTATGGAGGTAAACAAACAATGCTTCCTTACATTTTGCCATTAATACCTAAACACGAAGTTTATACAGAATCTTTCTTTGGCGGAGGAGCAGTATTTTGGGCAAAAACACCCGTCAAAACTGAAATTATCAACGACTTCAACGCTAATGTCTACAACTTTTATAAAGTTTTACAAACCCGCTTTGTTGAACTCCAAACCCTTGTGCAACAGTCTGTTGTGAGCCGTGAAGACTACAAGTCCGCCCTCGTTATTTACCACGCTCCTTTTGCTTTCACTGAAGTGCAACGCGCCTGGGCGTTTTGGTACGCCACTAACTGCGGTTTCTCTAACCAAGTAGGCAACTGTCGCATTACTACCAGTAGCAAGAATGTATCATCTCTAAAGAACAAAATCACCAACTTCACCGACACCTATTCGGCACGCCTTCAAGGCGTCCAAATTGACAACAATGATGCCACCGAAATAATTGCTCGCTACGATACCCCCAACACCTTTCACTATATAGACCCTCCTTATATAGGAGCAAATCAAGGGCATTACGGAGGATATACTCAGGAGCATTTTAATGAACTTCTTAAAACCTTATCACAGATTAAGGGAAAATTTATATTGAGTTCTTATCAGAATGAAGAGCTGGAAAAGTATGTTAATGAGTTTGCTTGGAAACAACATAAAGTATTGTTACACTTAGGGAGTAGTCATACTAAAAACAAAAAAAGACAAGAAGTATTAACAATAAATTTTGAAATATGAATGAATTATTAGCACCATTAGAGTGGTACACTGTACAAAGAAAAGTTTCGGAACTTGTCCCTTACGAATACAACCCTCGAAAAATATCTGATATAGATAAAGAACGTCTTAAAAAATCATTGGAAAAATTTAACTTGGTAGAGATTCCTATAATTGATATTGACAACACCCTTATAGGTGGACATCAACGAGTGGTAATTCTCTTTGAATTAGGTAGAGGTGAAGAAATTATAGATGTACGTATTCCTAACAGAAAACTTACAGAAGAAGAATTTAAGGAATACAATCTTCGCTCAAATATTCTCAATGGTGAATTTGACTATGAAAAAATATCAGAATTCTTTTCTGACATTAACCTCACTGAAATAGGTTTTGATATATCTTCATTTGATGAGTTTATTCAATCAGAAAACGCTGTGAGGATAGAAGTTGAAGAAGAGGTAGATGTTATACCCCCTAAAAACATTCAATCTAAGGAAGGTGATATTTTTGAATTGGTTTCAACACAGAAGGGAATTACACATAAGGTTATCTGTGGTGATTCAACCAAAGAAAAAACCTACAAAAAACTGCTGGGAGATGAAATTTTTCAATTAATAGTGACGGACCCTCCTTATAATGTAAATTACGAAGGAGGAACTAAAGATAAACTGAAAATTAAAAATGATAAAATGAGTGATGGGGCATTTTTTGAGTTTCTTTATAAATTTTATCAGAACACGTTTAATCATTCAATGATTGGTTGCCCTACCTATATTTTTTACTCGGATTCTGAAGCGGTAAATTTTAGAACAGCAATGCAAAAAGCTGGTTATAAGATTTCAAATGTATTAATTTGGGTGAAGAATCAATTCGTATTAGGTCGGTTAGACTATCATATGAAGCACGAACCTATATTGGTTGGTGAAATTGAAGATGTAGAACAAATAAAAGAACATCAGCCAATTCTCTATGGTTGGCAATCAGAAGGTAAACACCCTTGGTACACCGACAGAAAACAGTCTTCCGTTCTCGAATTTGACAGACCTAAAAGAAATGCAGACCACCCAACGATGAAACCTATTGAGCTTATTGGATATCTTATTAAAAATAGTTCACAACAAAAAGATATTGTAGGAGATTTATTCCTTGGTTCTGGTTCCACTTTAATTGCTTGTGAAATGAATTGGAGAACGTGTAGAGGGGTAGAATTTGACCCCCAATATATGGATGTAATAATACGCCGTTGGATATCCTATATGAAAATAAATCATTTAGGTTTTAAAGTGATTTGTAATGGAGAAGAGCTCTTAGAGGAAAAAATAAACTTATATTTAGTAAAAGAATGTGAATAAAGATTTGCAGAAGAAAAATATTATAAGTAATTTTGTATTTGATTTACTTATGTAATAACACTATAAAGATTTGACCTTTAACAAATTTAAAAAAAAAACAATATGAAAAAGTTTTTAATCATCTGTACTACATTAGCTATTATAGCGTGTGATAACTCTAATTGCCAAAAAGAAAACGAATCTTTACGCAAAGAACTCAAAGAATGTAAAGCTCTTCTTTCTGAATTACAGAACACTCCACAGAATCGCCTCGCGGAAATTGAATCTTTAATTAACGAGAATAACTTAGATTCTGCCAAAGTAAAGCTACACCGTTTTTCTGAAAAATTTCCCAATTCAGAAGAATATTTATCTGCTAAATTAGCGGTAAACAAACTCGAAGAAAAAATTTCTTCAGAAAAAAAAGAAGCAGAAGCTAAAAAGGCTTTAGGATTTAAAGTTTTAAAGGAAACTAATAATGTAGATATTGCGGGAGTAAACTTTAAGTTTTCTGCTACTAATATTCAAAAGAGATGGGCTTTTGATGATTATGGAAATTCCTACTTTTACAGAGATGCACAAAGAGGCAACTCATTTATATGTACAAAGGTTTCCATAACTTCTTCTACAGAAAAGAACCCTCAGCTATGCCCGATTTTAGCTTATTATTTAAAAGATGGAGTACTAAATTTAATTGGACAAATGAAGTATAAGTTTCAAAGATGGAAAGATTATGGAGCTTATTTAGGAAATTATTCTGATTATAAAAATGATTTTGCATACACCTCTACTATTCCTTTTACTTGTGGCTTGGAATTTCAAGATGGATTTTTAGCTTATCCTATTTATATAGTTATTTGGCATTCCACTTGTGTTGAAAGGAACTATGAAAGGTTTGAAAATCCTCCTATTTGGTATGCTAATAATTCCTCGTGCAATATTCCTAAAGTGCTGAAAGTAGAAGACTTTGATTTCAATGCTACTTTGGTCAAAGTTATAAAAAAATGAAACTTTTTAAAAAATAACCTGCAAAAAACTTGCAGGTTATTTTTTTATTCGTACCTTTGCACCGTTAAGTTAAGTGTTGGCGTAAAATCCAGCAAATCCATCATTTTATTTATAATATAATCCGTGAAGGGGTTGTATAGCCGTAATGCTATACATCAATCTGCTTTCCAGCACTTGACTTAACAGCCCCCACTCACGGATTTTTTTAATTTTTATATCTTATGTTAAGTCAAGAATTAACTTCAGAAGAGCGCGCCTGCCAAAAAGTAGCGCGCCGTCGCTTTCGCGAAATCGTAAAACAACGCTGGGAGGAAGAAAAACTTAAAACTCTCTCACAAAAAGCGTTAAAGAAAATCAAACGTACCGAAAACCCCGAACCTGAACTTATGGCATTAGCCAAAGATGCGGGTGGCTCATTGCGTATGCGTTACAACAAAGGCATATGGTTCTTACACTTCACTTTCTTTGGTAAAAAAGTAGAAAGTTACGCCCCTACCCTTACCGAAGCTATCAACAACTTAATTATTAACAAACACTTAAACAAGTAACTATGAAAAACGATAATAAAAAAATGCCTCGTGCCTTGAGCCAAGAGCTCGGCATTAAACTATCAGAATGGACACACAATGTTACCTCGTATTTTGATATTTGTGATAACAAGCAGGAAGAACTTTTTGCCATTATCCGCTCTACCGAAGACCCTAATGTTATCAACACTCGCGATGAAAAAGACACTATACGCGATGTACTTTCGTTTATGCTTTCCCTCTCGTTTATTGTATTGCGCGAAAAAGAGCAGATAGACGAATTTTACAAAGACTATAACGGATTTAATAATTAACAAAAATGAACGACTACAAAGAAATCCTTAAAACCCTCCTCCTGCAATATTACAGTCCGCAGGAGGAGGAACATAGTGAGCAGGTGTACAAGAGCACCCTGCAGGTGCTGAAAATGGCTCTGGGGGTATTGCCTACTGAGCCTATAGATCAGCACGACGTATACGAAGCTCTCACTGAATTGGGCTTTACCATAGAGCTCGTGCAGGAGAGAGAAGAAGAGACCTACCTTTGGAAAATGTACCGTAAGACCTTGCCTTAGCAGGGTCTTTTTTTTGTCCTTTTTATTAAATAAAGAGTAATTTACCTTTGCACCATAATAAGTAGCCTAAACAAATGGAGCCAAAATACAAAATAAATCCTCTTACAGGAGAATTACAAGAATACGTATTCGAGTACAATGGTATACTCGTGCTTCGCAACTTCACAGCTCAAGTAGATAACGATCGCCTGGTGGTGCGTTCAGCCTCCGATGTTAACTTCTCTATCCTCGAAGCCTTGGTGAGTGAGGTAGAGATTGATGGTGTGGTATATGACAACCCTACTGCTGCCAAAGAAGCCCTACAGCGTTTGGTATTCAACCAAAATGTACCCGTGATATTACCTGAAGATGAACGCAAGAAGATCAGTAGCGCGTTACAAAGTGGTGGGTACAGTGGTACGGCACAAGACCTCAAGAAGCTTATAGAAAGGAGTTCTGCTGAATTATCTGAGGCTTTTAAAAAAGCTGTTGGTAATCTACAGATAGGTGGAAGAAATTACTTATTAAACTCTAAACAAACTTTAATAACATCATCAGTAAATTCTATAACAGGTGTTATTGGTATATCACCCGACTTTAAGAAAATATTGAATGAACAGCCTACATTACCTATTGTTGCTTCTTGTTACATTCGATACAAGAATATAACATCTACTGCACCAAAAAGTCGATTGGGTTTTGAAGGTGCGATTAGTTTTACAGATGACACGTCACAGTATTTTAATTATTGGTTAAATGTTTCCGCCGATGATGTTGGTAAATCTATTAAAGGTCAAAGATTTTATACAGTTTTTACTCTTCTTCCGAATAAAATAATAAAAGATGTTGTTGTTTCTGGAATATTTTCTCAAATTACAGCTGAAGAAGTTGAAATCTCTAATCCTAAAATAGAATTTGGTGATATACCTACAGATTGGTCACCTGCTCCTGAGGATTTAGCCCTATACGAAGATTTAATAAAAGTAGGTTCTCTAATCACTGGGAATGTTTCATTAAATAAAAATCATCGAAATTTAATATTTTTTGTCACTGTTAATGCTAATATTGATGTAAAGGGGTTAGGTGACTTAGGTTCGTCTTCTTTCCGTAAAGTATTTAACGAAGGGGTGGTAACTTTTACTTGTGAGAGCAAAAATATTATCTATACTGGTGATAACACTTTTAACGGCAAAAAGGGCAGTACAGCAGTAGTAAGTATATATGATAACGATTGTTACATTGATATTAGAAATATTTAAAAATTAAAAAGCTGTGTATTAATACGTCGGCTTGAATTATTAGAACAAACAGAAAATGAATAGTATACAATTTTTTGATTGGGGATATAGTAATAAAGGCGTTGTTTTAAAAATTAATAATCTATCAATTGATTTACCTGATTTAGAATATATAACTTTATTTATAGATAAGCTCATAAATGGAGAAAAGAAAAGATTTCCTTGTACTTTCACCAAAGATGGTGAAGAAGGAATGAAATTTAAAAAAATTAATACAAATACATATAAATTTTTTATTTTCCAATATACTGATGATTTTTTAAAACAATTATATAATGAACTACTAATTGGAGGTTTTGCAGGATTTAAGTTAAAAATAAACAACAACACTAAAACATCAATTATTGAAAATAGATGGTTGAAAGATTATTCAATGCTTGATGTTGGTTATGATGATGTCGATGAATTAAGAGTTGAAAAATTGCGAGATACAGTTGATGATATAAAAGGAAATATTATCAATTTAAATTTTGAACAATTACCAAATGTATTTCCACACAGACAAAGTAATAATCAAACTGGATATGTGATAATGCAAAATAATATAAATCATCAATATATATGGGATTTTAAATTTTGTAATAAAATGACAATGTATTTTGTTGATAATGGTTGGCAAAGTGTTGATGTTACTACAATACAAAAAGGTAATTTTTGGACTATATTTAATTTTAATATTACTGCTGTTGAGATGCACAGTTGGTTAAGGTATTATGATAAACATATTGAATATATTGAATTTTCATCAGATAAAGTTATAAATTCAGGTCAAGTTTTTGATAAAAATTCAACAGGTTCAATGTTAAACAATAATACTTTAGATAATTCATTAATACAATATCATTTAGATAATAAATATATAAGGTTTAATTTTATGAAACAAAATGAACAAACAAAACTCTCAACTTGGATGTTAGATAATTATTTTTTATTATATGTTTCAAATGCTTAATATTTTAAATTTTTAGAAACGACAAATATGAGAAAATTGGTAATTAAATTTTTTGCACTTGATTATATAGTGCGTGTTTTTGGTTCAACTTATAACTGGACTCGTGGTGCTAATATTATTTTTCCTTTATTTATATTAGCAGGAATGTGTTTATTAAGCGAATTATATGTTTTATTATGTATAATGGTGTGTTTAATAGCAATAGCTGTATTTTTTGGATTTGCTTACTTTCAATTGTTTCCATTAACAGAAAATGATAGAAAGTATTTTGATGATGTTCAAAGATGGCAGTTTAATCGATATTATAATATACAACAACAAATTGATGTTAAAACAAATAGTATATGGTGTTTGTTGTCGAATATAATATTTATAGCATTGTTTTTAGTTTGCTATTTTATTGAATTTGTGTAATGGAAAACAAATGGTGTATGTTAACGGAGATTCTACAATTAATGGAAAAAATGGCTCAACTAAAGTAAGTAAACTATACAAAAAAAAGGAAATAGTAACTCTAAAAATAGTTAAAAAGTAAACTAAATGGAAAAAATATTTGTAATTCTTTGGATATTACTCGGTATTTATATTCTTGTACTCCTTATGATATTCGCTGACCTCTGGAGTGGCTTACGTAAGGCTAAACGTAATGGCGAGACACGAACCTCTTACGGTTATAGGCGTACCATTGCCAAGATGGCGCAGTATTACAACCTGCTCATCGCTTGTAGTATTGTTGATAGTATTTATGGGTTACTCTCTTGGTATTTAGAAATTTATTATCAAACGTCGTTGTGGCTTTTTCCATTCGTCACTTTCTTTATGGCGTTAGTGCTCTGCGCTATCGAAATCAAATCTATACGCGAAAAAGCCGAAGATAAAGTGCGGTTAGATAGAGCAGGACAAGCAATTCAGCAAGTATTTATCAATCGCGAAAACTTAGAAGAAGTTGCTAAAACTATTTCCAATTATATGACTGAAAAGTCTGAAACGTCAGAATCACTCGAAAACTCTCAAACTTCTAATAATAAGCAATGACACCAAAGGAATTTATAAAGCAGTACAAACCATTTGCACTCGAAACTGAGCGCAAAACGGGTATATCGCACCTCTTCATTTTGGCGCAAGCAGCGTTGGAAACTGGTTGGGCTAATAGCGTGCCAGGCAATATGTTTTTTGGCGTAAAAGCAGGCAAGGAAATGCCTGCTAACAAGAAACAATTGTTAAAAACTACTGAAGTACTTAATTCTCCAAAATTAGGATATAAGTTTCCGCAAGTGATATCTATATATCAATTACATAATGGTAAATATATGTATGAAGTGAAAGACTGGTTTAGGAAGTACGACACGCCCGAAGAATGCTTTACCGACCACGCACAATTCTTTTTCAAAAACAAACGATACGCAAAGGCATTGTTAGTAAGAAGCGACCCTTACAAGTTTGCAGAGGAAGTGGCACAAGCAGGATATGCTACCGCTCCTAATTATGCTAATAAATTAAAGGGTGTAATTAAAACAATAGAAATGAATAGCTAATGAAACGTATTGCTTACATATTGCTTTTTATGTTTTTTCTCTCGTGTAACACTAAGAAGACTGTTGCCGAGAAAGTTGCTACGCAAACCTCTGAGCTCGCTACGGTGGGCTCAAGGTTTGCTTCTTTACAGCATTCACTACTCAGCTATCAGTTGAGCACTGTAGGACCCGACACCCCCTTAGAGTATACCCACGAAGTAAATGGAAAGATAGTAGAGAAAATCACCCTTAAGGGTGGAACGCTGAGTGTAACTGTAAAAAATAGTGCGACAACCACTTTGACAAAATCTGAAACTTTACAAAAAACACAAATCACTACTACTACCAAGCAGAAAGATGTACACCGTATTTTTTTCAGTTATTGGTGGCTACTACTGTTGCTATTACCTGTTATCTATTACCTGTTATCTAAAAAGAAATGACCGATAGCTTTGTTACTTCTCAATTTGTGCTGGACCTTTCGCGTATCTCTATCTCCTACCAAGAGGAGAACCCGCGCTTTAAAGATACCTTCTTTACCCAGTATTCGTTGCCTTTCGAATTTCAAATGAACGCAGACCTCAGAATGCGTATAGGTAATTATACCGCTTTGAATGCAACAGGACTTAAGAAGAAATATGACGGGTATCACATAATAGATGGGAGAGTGCGAAAGGGTACGCTTGAAATACTATCGGTAGAAGGCAACTTAGTATCAGCACAGATAGATTCAGGGTTTGAACAGTTGCCTAACTTTGAAAAGAAGCTTTGCGACCTCCCGCTTCTCAGGCAGCGTGTGCCTGATATATATGATCACGCCAAAGAGATATGTACTAAAAAATACCCCGAAGTTGATTACAATTTCCCGCGAGTAGTATACCCTAAAGATACAAGCCAAAAAGGTTGGGAGCATTTTTTGCAATTTATCAACCTTGGTAATAGTGTAGATGGTTTTACCCGTAACGAGCCTAATAGAAGCTACAATATCATTCACCCTATGCCTTATCTGCTTTATGTGCTTAAAACAGGCTTTGCCGATGCAGGCTATGAGTTGGTAGGCGATATCCTCACTGATGAAGATTTTAGTCAGCAAGTGCTCTACAGCAATATCCCGTACTACCTCACTACTGCACAACAAGAGCACATACTCACAGCTGTAGCACCTACTTATGAGTTTCCAACCGCAGGTACCTGGCGACTGGTGTGCGATAACCAACATATCAGCGGTACAGCTGTTTTGCGATTGAAATTGGATAACGTGGTAATTCGTGAGTTTAATTTTGAACGTAGCGATACGCTAAGTTTTACTCAACTCCTCTCTATTGATACCACTTTGCAAACCCTCGCTTTGGAAATAGAAGGTACTCCACAGCCACAGCTGACAATGAACTTGAACATTGTAGCAGAACATAGTGAGGATGGCAATGTGATTGAACAGGTTATCAACCCTAACATCGTAGACCTAAAGCGCGCTGTGCCAGACGTTACATTTGGAGAACTCGTGAAGACCATTAAAAATTGGAAGAACTACGATATGACCATTGAGGGTAATAGGCTCTATATGAATCGTATTCGCTTAGAAGAACGCTCACTTGCTAAAGACTTTCGCTCTTGGGAAGTACGCGAACCTAAAAAAAACTTCCTCACCAAACAATCTTACCTTATCAAGTTCCCAGAGATGGACGACAAATCCTATCAGTTGCCTATTGTACAGGTAACTGATAATAGTTACCAAGTGCTCAGTCCGCAAGAAGCAAGTAAGCTCACTGATATTACCGAAGTACAGATAGGAGGATATTGCCTCCCTCGTGTGATGTTCAAGGGAAATTATACCCCTATTGCACGCAAGAGTGGCGAAGCTACGATAGGACTAATTTGGTATGACGGAAATAACGGAGGGTTTCGCAAGGCACTTACGCCTCCATTAGTAGCAGAATATTGGAAAGAATGGTATAAGATGCGTATTGCTGCTACTGAATACACTTGGAGCTTCGTTTGTAATAAGAACCAATTTAGGCATATTGCCCTGCGCGATACTATACTGGCTTACAAACAACGTATGCTTATCAAGAGTATCAACAAAACTGTACTCGATAAAGAGCACTACCAAGTAGAAATTACAACTATTGCTATCTAATGTATACCACATTTACCGATTTAAACATATTTAAGGATGTTCGGCTAAATGCCTATCTTGACACAATCTACAGTGCCGTGCTCAATGAGTTTTCTGATGAGCAGTTGCCCGTGATATGTGGTTCAGTTGCCAAGGTAATGCAAGGGGTATATTCCGAGAACTACCTCGCTAAGGATATCGACTTAATTGTAGAGAATTGGCAAGTTCACCGTTTTTTAGAACATCAATTACCTTTGCTCTTTCCTGATAACAGAATAGAGATACGGCCAGAGCGCATAATTCTCGTTACAAAGATTATTGCTATTGAGTTTTGGCGACCTAATGAGCAATTTGAAATAGACTTATATAAAAATTTTATAAAATACAAACGCTATGCCTATTAGAACCTATACATCAGAAGAATGCTACACCACCAGAGTGGGAAGTACCTCACAGGGAGGATTTTTATATAGTAAAATATGCTACCCTGTTGAAAAACCCATCCTCGACTGGGAAGTTTCTCCAGCGTCTATTTTGAAGGAATGGCACCCCTCCCAACCTATCCCTTCTACCGAAATCCTTACTGTACAATTTCCTGAATTGAATCTACTTACAATTTATAAGAAGTATAAAGGATTTCGTAACTATGCGCGTATAGCTCCTAATGATTATGTAGAGCTTCTCGCTCCTGACGGGCAAGAGTTAGATAATTTAAAGGGACTCAAACACAATTTGCGCCTACATTACAACAACTTTAATAAGTTACCAGAGAACGAAAATATACAGATAAAGGTTACATTTGGCGTAATTGCTACTGAAGAAAAAAGTGGTAAAATTACAGAGATAGACCTTCCCACAGAGCGAAAAGAGGCAGTTATTACTTTACGTCGTATCGATAAAGCGACCCCTAAACCTAAACCCAACGACAAACCCGTACTCAATATGGTGCTCAACACGGCTACCAAAGAACTCACGGGCGATACTTCGTTTAGTTTTTCTACTGAACCTCTTGATTACTATCACGGAATCAAATTACATCACAACTTTTGGTATAACAAAAGCTTATCAGATCATATAAACTTTGATACAAGAGCGGAATGGTATAAGGATCATTCTATCAACACCCCTTTCACCATCAAAGGCGTGGAATGGAATAGCGTTGGACGCAGTTTTTTTGATGTACATCTAACGGGAACTAAAAACAAAGCTACAGCAGTATTTTCGCTCTCTCAGTTTTACAAAGAAAACCCTACGATAAAAAGTTTTGATTTTGATTTAAGTAAAAATCAAACACTTACTTTTGAAAATCATTTTAATATAGAAGGAAGGTATATCGGTTTTATTATCAATCTCACCGTTATCAACGATACTACCGCTTTTCATATTGACAAAAAGGAATTTAAATACCTACTCAAAACCGACAAGAAAGAGCGTGCCGAGGGCGTGTTTATCATTAAAAACCCTAACCGTCTTACTTTTACCATCAACAATTCCGATTTTTTGGAGGTCACCGAACTCAAAGACAACGGCGAACCTGAAGTCGTGGTAAAATTCCGCTCGCAATCGTCTGAATTGATGACGGTAGGCGAGCACAAAGGCTGGCTCAAGGTAACTTCTTCAGCGGGTAGTGAACAAATAGTGCAGGTACTCATTATTGTACAAACGGACATAACATTCGCTGCCAAAAAAGTATATTTCTGCCTCGATAAAGAGCTCACCCGCATACGCCAAACCGATCCCAAAAGCGAGTTCGTAAGCGTTGCCCTTACAATGGAGTTCAATGGCTACGAGCGTGCGTTCACCACTACCCAAACCTACGACTACGTATTTTTCGAGGGCGTAGCAACGGTGGATATAGGGCAGGAGGTGCAAGATTTCTTTAGAGAAATTACCCCCACTTTAGAGATTAACACCCAGAAGCTACTCGCCCCCAAAGAACTGTTCAAAGCTACCAAGGTATCAGCGGTCATAAAAGAGATGAATTTCAAAGGCGAGATCTTCAAAACTCATACCCTTACCGACCTGTACTACCTGCCAGGCAAGAAGCCTAAAGCCTACCCATACCTTACCCAAAGCCGTTTGCGCTCTACCTATACGCAGAGCCTTATATCGGTATCCGCACTCACTCAAGAAGTACGCTCTCGCTCCTTGGGACAAATAGGTTCGAATCTCATTGACCTCTCAGCAATCAAGGACCCGATAGGAGTAGCTAATTTCAGCTTCTTGCGTTCTACCGCAGATGCTACTTATGGAGCTACTGCTATTATTAGTAAGGAAACTTTCAGTCTTGAACCTAAACCAGAGCCTAACAGTACACCTATCAGTGCACTGTTTCAAAATCAAAACTACTGCCCCGATTGGTTCTCTTTTGCGGGCGAGTATGAAGCCTTAATAAACTATGAACACACTCTCGCCGACAATGTGCTCAAAAGTGAAGACTACAAGGCACAAGTGAAAACCAAGCGTACCTACAAGCTCAATACCGGTTGGCTCTTCTCCGAAGAGATAGAAGTGCTGTGGGAACTTATCAAATCACCCGTATGCTTCTTGCGTATTGCAGGCGAGTGGCTAAAGGTAATACCTATCACCCAAAAACCACTGTCCTTTGATAGCACCCGCAACCTGCATAGCTTTGTTGTCGAATTTCAACTATCGTCTAACGACTAACTCCTAAACCTATGTTCACCAATATCCAAGAAATCAAGCAATATACTAACGTTTCTAACCGTTTAGACTTCGAGCTGCTCAAAACCTATATCGAGGAGGCGCTCCGCGTAAAAGTATATCCGTACGTTTCTAAAACAATAGTTAGTGAGGCAAGCGGTGATACATTAGAACTTCTAAAGAAAGCTGTTGCTAATTATGCCATTGCTTATGCTATTCCTTTCCTCAAGGTAAACTTATCCAACACGGGTGGCAACTACTACACAGATGATAAGATGGAAAAGTCGCCTTGGTGGGATTTGCGCGATTTGGGGCTTTCGTCTATTGCGATGGGCGACCGCGCCTTAAACAACTGTATAGAGCTACTTATCACAGAAGGTAAACTACAGCGTTCTAACGGTATCATTAGTACCGTGAATGATTTTGAAAAATATTATAGTTTAAACAGCTCGTGGGAGGTATTCACCAAATTACAGCCAATAATACAATGGGTATGGGAGAGTATGTTGGCTCCCCAGCTCAGCACTTGCACCCCTAATGATTTGCGCAATTATCCCACTATATGGGAAAAACTACAGCGTACCACAGTGTTCTTTACCATAGCCGAAGCCGCCCAAGTTCATAGCTTCTCGTTCACCACTACCGCTATCATTCAGCAGTGGGAGGAGTTGCCTTGGCAAAAGAGCAAGATACTAAATGCTGCCGAAGTATATGCCGTTGCCCAACGCCTGCAACAACTCGCTCGTCACGAGCTGGCACAGCTCAAGCAGTTGCTTGAAAAAGAAGCTATAGCTTGCTATGTCCCTTCAAACGCTGCCCGACAAGTGGAGAAACTCAAAAGCGGACTCTATTTCTAACTCTTACCTATGGAAATTACTAAGTTTAGCAAAGATAGCACTTACCAGCGTATATCCGCTTCGTATATCGACGAGAACTTTCAACTTGTCCCAGCCGAAGAGGCAATCAAGGTACGTCTCCGTCATATACACGGCTTACGACTCACAAACAAGTACTCTAAGCACCAAGCAATACAGATACATATTAGAGAGATGAACGTAAGCCAAGCTACCGCTTACCGCGACTATTCTTGGGCAATGCAGATATTTGGCGAGCTTGATAAATCGGATATTAATGCCGAGCGTGCTATATTAGCAGATAGTTATTGGCAACTGTATCTTATGGCTTTAAAAGATAGAAATTTAGAACAAGCTCGCAAGGCGTTAGACTCTTATTCTCGCCTATTCAACTTCGATAAAGAGGAGAAAGAAATTAACTTCGAGAAGATTACCGCCAACGAGTATCATATTCGAATGAGTCGCAAGAGTGCCAAGATGCTACGCGCTGCACTCGCTACGGGTGTGGTAGACTTTAACGATATTCCCGCTACGGATGCCGAATACGAAGATATATCTGAAGAACCTACCGATGAAGCCACTGATTAAGCCAATAAAGGAAATTCTCCTTAATCCTATGCAGATGGCAGCCGTTGCTGCTAACCGCTATGCAGGTGTGAAGAACATCTGTATAGAGGCAGGTCGCGGTACGGGTAAGAGTACCATTCTCGGTTGGTTTGTTAAGGAAGCTGTTCGCCAAATGCCACGTGCTACGGGGGTGCTTGTAGGAGCTACCTTTGTTCAGATAAAGAGCAGAACCTTCCCGTCTACTAAGGAAGGTCTCGAAATGTTTGGGTTTTACGAAGACGTGGACTACGTGGTAGGACGTAATGGCAAGGCTCTCGGATTTGCAATGCCTTTCCAAGCTCCTAACTCGTGGAGTAATGTGGTGCATTTCTCCAATGGCTTTATATTGGTGCTCGTCTCCTTAGACGACCCCAACAGTGGACGAGGTTTGAACGCCTATATCGTCATTGGTGACGAGGCAGCTCTCTTAGAATACGACCGCTTATTTAACAATGTACTCACAACCAACCGCGCCAAGAAAATAGAGTTTAACAAAGCAAGCCTACTGAATGCTACTATTTTCACCTCCTCTGTTGCTCTTACCAAAATAGGTGAGTGGTTCACCGCCCGCGAGAAGCTGGCATTAGCTAAGCCTAATGAATACAAGTTTATCAAAGCTAATGCCTATGTGAATGTGGAGAACCTTAAACCAGGATGGATACAAGAGATGTTCGAGCAACGCGTAAGTGATTTACTCTTCAATGCCGAAATTCTAAACAAACGCCCTGGTAAAGTAACAGATGGCTTCTATGCCAAACTCAGCGCTGACAAGCATTATTACAAGTACCAGTACAACACTACCGCCCTGCAAGACTTCTCGCAGAGCTTCACCCCCTCCTGCACCTACGACAACGATTTAGTAAGAGGAGTACCCCTCGAACTCTCGCTCGACTTTGGTGGGCGTATCAACTGTGGTATTGTAGCCCAATGGAGCAAGGTAGCCAACACTATAACAATACTGAAAGACTTCTTTGTCAAAAATCCTCTCAAACTTTCAGATTTGATAAAGAAAATCATAGACTATTACGAACCCCACCGCGCTACTTGCAATAAGATATTCCTATACCACGACCGTTCGGGATTTAAAAGTGAGGCTAACAGTAAGACCACCCTTGCCCAAGATGTGGAGTATATGCTACGTACAGCAGGCTGGCAGGTGTATAACAAGACTCCTAACAGTAATAACCCAAACCATATTCTCAAATTCCGCCTTATCAACGAGATATTAGAGGAAAACAACCGCGCCCTGCCCTTTGTCCGCATCAATGAAGACAACTGCCCCAACCTCATTGTCTCTATGGAAAACGCCGCTGTCAAACAGAAAGAAGACGCCTTTGAGAAGGACAAGAGCAGCGAACGTTCTACCACTATACCACAAGAGCACGCTACCCACCTATCCGACTGTTTCGACTATCTATTATGGTGGAAATATGCCTACCTGCTCGATAACAGCTATCACGACAGTTTTATTATTACCACAGTGTAATAACCTTCAAAACCTGTCCTCCCAAGAATTATACTTCAAGAGAAAAATTTAAAAAAAAATGAAAAAAAGTTGCTAAAAAATTTGGATACTACGAAAATTCGCAGTATCTTTGCATCGTTAAATTAAATGAAGTAATTATGCAAGAAGAATTGACAACGAGCCAAGAGCTCACAGAACAAGAATGGGACCTTATCCAAGCGATTAGAAATTACAAAAGAGCTTATCCCAATGGTTCAAGAAATCTGTTAGCCTATATCTATGAATTATTAGCGAGGCTATTAGATAGAGATTAAAAAGAGCCCCTTAGGGGGCTCTATCTTAACAATAATAAAATGATTTAATATGGAAGTAGTAGCAAAACAAAAGAAGCTCACAATGATGCAACAATTAGATGATATTATGATAGATGTATCTTGGCGACAAATAGCTCAAGATTATTTTGGCAAATCTTCATCGTGGATATACAATAAACTTCACGGTCGTGACGGTAATGGAGGAGAAGGAGGTTTTACCGATATTGAGAAACAACAACTACAAGGAGCTTTATACGATATTGCCGACCGAATCCGTCGTGCAGCAAGTACCATTACACAGTAAGCATTATTACTGTCTTTAATTTAACACCCGAAGGGGCGCACTCACCAGCGAGTGCGCCCCTTTTCTATCTCCTACCCCCTTTGACTGACATCTGTTCATATATCACTCCAAATCCTATTTTTCAAATTGTAAAAATAAGTAAGGTGGCGCTGGGGTTTTCGTTCGCTCAATGAGTGCCAGAGCGCGCCTGCACGCTCCTAACTCTTCACTTTCAATGATTTATATCTGATTTTGTGAGAATTACACCTGTCCTTTCCTATCTTATACCTACCTCTTACCTTTGCCCTACCATAATTAATGCCAAAAAGTGAATAGTAAAAAAATATTTTTAAAAGACGCTCTCGTCGAAATGCGCAAGCTCGACGAGCGAAAGAACCCCGTGCCATTCAGTATAACGGTACGCACCTACAACAAGCAAAACCGCTTTGGTGGCAAACTCTGTACTTATACGGGCGCAACCCTTATGCAGCAACCCCGCAACAAGCAAGATTTTGAAAAGAACCCCAACCACTGGGAGAATAAAACCCGTAATATCAAACTACACAACGGCACGATTAAGAAAATCTGCATCCTTTTTATCGTGGCATTCAATGGAAAAGAAGTAATTTACTAATTGACAAATAAAAACAATGAAACAAATAGATAAAGATATTTATATGCTTTCAGCCTCCAAAACGGCTGTTATCTTTGGCTCTGATAAACAAAGCCTTTCCACCCCAAAAACGCAAAAAAACTCAAGCGACACCGATAAGTATTCCTCTTGGGGCGACAACAACTTATACCCGCAGGAGTTTACTAAAAAACTAAACAAAACAGGCGCAGCTATTGGTGGATTGGAGGTGCTTATCTCCGCTCATTACGGACTTGGGTTTCGTTTATACCAAGATTTGGAAACAGAAGGTGGGGTAACTACTCGAGAACGCCTGCGTACAGCTTTCCCTGAGATTAACACGTTCTTCAAAAACTGCCGTTGGGATGTGGCTATGGCTGAAATCATTGAAGACTTTGAAACCTACGGTATTGCCTTCGTAGAGTACCTCCTTTCTCCTAACTGCGACAAAATTGTATCTATTAAACGTCAACAAGCTCCTTTTTGCAGATTAAGTGTGCCTGACAAAAATGGATTCGTCAATAAAGTGTATATTAATACTACTTGGGATGATACTTTAAACGAGAAATTAACCGTAGAAGTACCTTTTTTCTCTGATATTCACAATGTTGAATCGCTCAAAGACTATTGCAAGGAGAAGAAAATCACAAAGTTTATCGTACCCGTAATGCGTCCTCTTACTACCGAGAAGAATTACCCTAAGGTAAAATGGCATAGCTCCTTCTACAACGGTTGGGTAGATGTGGTACTTTCAGTACCTGCATTTAAAAAGTATATGTTTGAGAATCAACTCAACCTCAAGTATGTAATATACATCGCCGATGACTTTTTCCTTCACAAATTTGGACGTGAAGAATGGCAGGAGATGCCACAGGAAAAACGCGAAGCTGCACGCCAAGAGACTATCAAGGCAATTGATGAGCATATGAGTGGTAATCAATCAGCAGGGCGGTCGTTCGTGTCGCCTTATTTCCGAGACCAGAATAACAACCTCATCAAAGGTATAGAGGTTATCCCGATAGACGATAAGATTAAGGATGGTAATTTCTTGCCCGATGCCAGCGCTGGAAACTCCGAAATCCTCTTCCCTATGGGTGTAGACCCTTGTTTATTGGGGGCAGGTATACCTGGGGGAAAGAACCTATCCGGTTCGGGATCCGATAAGCGCGAGGCGTACACCATTCTCTCTACCCGTATGCCTGTGAAGCGATTGCGTACTCTCGAAGTATTTGAGCGAATTCGTGATTGGAACGGTTGGGACGAAACCCTATACGGCAACTTCCCCAATATCAACCTCACCACCTTGGATAAGAACCCTAATGGGCAACAAACGATAGTAAATTAGTAATATTATATGACAATAAAAATACATTAGAAATCAAACACTTATGAAATAGTGATAAAAATAACTTTCAAAATATTTGTATGTTATTTTTATTATTTGTACTTTTGTAGCGTTCAAACTGAGAGCTATAATTGTATATAGCAGTCACATATTTTTCAACAATATAATCCGTGAAGGGGTCGTATAGTCGTAATACTATACAACAAAAGCATAGCTCTTTGTTTGAACAGCCCCTATTCACGGTTTTTTTATTTTTCATATTATGAATAATAATCTTTTTATACAAGCATTGAAAGCTATAGGTAGTTTGTTTTCAGGTTGCCTTATTTGGTTTATTTTGCTTGCCCTTATTTGGGGTTTGGCAATGATTTTGTACCCTTAAAACTGTCCTTTTCTTTTTACTTGCATCTCATTACCTTTGCCATATATATATATTCAAAATAAAGTGATATGGCTAAAAATGCAACTGCTTCCCTTACTATTGTCATCAATGGAAAACAAATAGAAGATACTTTTTCAGGACTCAAAAAAGAGGTAGGGAAACTTTCAAGAGAACTCAGTAACCTTACTCCTGGTACTGAAGAATTTCAAAAGAAAGTAGAGGAACTACGCAACGCACAACGGCGTTTCAATGAGATAAAAAGCGAAGTAGACAATGTAAAGAAGTCTATAGAACAAAGCCTCGAACCTGTTCAAGAATTGCAGGAAAGTATTGGAAAAGTGCCTGAAAAAATGGATGAAATACACAAGAAAACAACTTCTTTAGGTAGTATTTTCCAAGGCGTTTTCAAAGCTAATATTGCCACCTCTCTTTTCGAGGGTTTTATCGGTAAAGCTCGCAATGCTACTGATGAGCTCATTAAGATATCCGACCTGATGACGGGCGTAGAGAAAACTTCAGGACTCGCCTCTGAGCAGGTGCGTGAGCTGTGGAATGAGTTCGACAATCTCAATACCCGAACTTCCAAGCAGGAATTGCTGAACATTGCCCAAATAGGCGGACGACTTGGCATTACTGATAAAGACCAGCTACGTGAGTTTACTACCGAAATTGATAAAATATATGTTGCCTTAGGTGACTCCTTTCAAGGGGGGTTAGAAGAGGTGACTACCAAGGTAGGTAAGCTCAAAAATCTCTTTGAAGAAACTCGTAACCAAAACTATGGTGAGGCACTCAACGCCATAGGCTCTGCCCTCAACGAGTTGGGTGCCAATGGTACCAGTAGTGAACAAAACATCGCTGAATTTGCCACTCGCATAGGGGCACTACCCGCCACACTTAAGCCCACTATTGATAAAACCTTAGGACTTGGTGCTGCTTTTGAAGAAAGCGGTATTGATGCAGAGATTGGTGCAAGTGGGTATTCCCGATTTATGAGCGTAGCGGGGAACAATCTTGATGCCTTTGCACGTCAGATGAAACTCACCAAGAAAGAAGCATCCGAACTCTTCAACACTCGTCCTGAAGAGTTCTTCCTTCGCTTTTCTGAAAGTATAAAAGGACTCAATGCTGAGCAAACGGCAGGAGTGTTGAAGAGCCTCAAACTCAACACTCAAGAAATACAGAAAACATTAGGTACAGCAGGAAATAATGCTGACCGCTTTCGTCAGCTGATGAACCTATCGGGTACAGCTATGCAAGAGAGTACTTCTATACAGAACGAGTTCAACAAAGTAAACGAAAATACAGCAGCTATTTGGGACAAAATCAAAAAAGTATTTGCCGAAACTTTTACCTCCGACACTATGAGCCAATGGTTTGGCGGTTTTATAAAGTTGCTCGGTTGGTTTACAGGCGTAACCTCTCAAGCAGGTGACGGCGTGAAAGTGTTTCGTGAACGAATTGCCTTCTTAATGAAAGCCATAGTGGTATGTACCACTGCCTTTATAAGCTACCGCGCCGCTGTATATCTTTCTTCTATTGCCACTAAAGCCGCTTGGAAACAAACAATATTGTACAATGCTGCTATGAAAGTAGCTAATGCTACTACCGCAATATGGAAAGGTACTATATTATTGCTTTCAGCCGCTAAGGCGACCCTTACAGGCAACACAATTAGGGCTACTGCTGCAATGCGTACTTTCAACCTTGTCACTAAGATGAACCCTTGGGGATTACTATTAGGAGCTATCACAGCAGTGGTAACAGCTCTTGTACTCTTCTCCAACAAGCAGAAAGAAGTAAACCTACAGCTCAAAATACAGAATGACGCTATCAAAGAAGCTAATGTACAAACCGCGGCACAAGAACACCATTTGCGACAGTTGTTTAAAACAGCTAACGATACCAATAAGAGTTATAATGAACGTAAGAAAGCAGTAGATGAACTTAACCGACTTGTTCCTGAGTATAACAAACAGCTTACTGTAGAAACTGCTAATACTGACAAAGCCAAACAAGCTCTTGATAGATATATTGAGAGTATCAAAGCGGCTGCGCGTGAAAAATATCTCAAAGCACTTGTAGACCAAAAAGCTGAAGCTCTTGCAAAAGCTGAATACTCTTCTTTGGAAGAAAACATCGCTTGGTATGAACGTACGTGGAATGCTGTTAAAAACATAGGTAACCCCATAGGCTCAATGGCTGATGATTTGGCTACTGCCAATAAGAATAAGATTAAAAATGTTAAGAAAGCAGGCGAAGAGCTAAAAATAGCTACCGATTTACTCATAAAACAACAAGAAGAAAATGCTAAAAAAGGTGTAGTGGTAAGCGATGACAATGTAACTCCTATTACTCCTACTGATACCACAAACTCAAAAACAAAAGATAAAGACTACGCCGACGACTATCGCAATGCTAACAAAGCACGCCTTGCTGCCGAGCAGGAACTCCAAAAAGAAATCACACAAGGCTTGGAGGAAAGTCTTGATAAGCAGCTTGCTATTACCGAGCAAAAGTACAATGATAAACGTTTCAAACTACAACAAGAAAATGCGGACTTAGAACAGGATATTCAGAACCTAAAAGCTGAAGCAAAAGGAAATAATGACCCGAATTTGCTGAAGACTATTCAGGAAAAACGTAAACTGCAAGAACTCAACAAACAAATAGCCGTTGAGTACACCAAGCAAGAACAAGCTGAGCTTGCCCAAGTACGCGAAAAGTACAGTGCCAAAGAGGTAGAACGCACCCTCAAAGAGATGAACGACTGCCTCGCCGTCAAAAAGCGCGAAAAAGCGGAGGAACTTCTGCTTATTCAGGATTTGGATACTGCTAAGGAAGCACTACGTGGTCAGATTTCTGATAAAGAACTCTCGCGTATCCAAACCTTGGAAGAGGCTAAAAAAGCCCTCCGCCGTAAAGCCGATGAAGAGATTCTCAAAGAAAGCCTTGCCAGTTTTGAAGCTCAGAAAAAACTTCTGATGGATTACCTCCAAACCGTTACCGGTGAAGCTAAAGACAAGCTTATAGAAGATATTCAGAAGGTGGAAGAGCAGATGACTAAGATAAAAAAGCAAATCGATGGTTTAAAAAATCCTACAGCAGAAGATCCACAAGCAGGCTCGGAACTCGAAAGGGTAGATGTACTGGGGTATAGTGCCAAAGAATGGGAAAATGTTTTTACCAACCTCGATAACGTTCACGCACGCTTTCGAGCCGTAGAAATGGGCATAGGAGCAATGAACAATGCTTTTAGTATGTTTTCTCAATTGCAGGAAAACCTCAATGCCCGAGAGCTTTCTAAATATACGGCTAATCAGCAAAAGAAAAAGCAAGCCCTACTCGACCAACTCAACCAAGGGTATATTTCACAAGCGCAATATCAGAAGGAAGTGCAACGCTTAGATGAGGAAGCTGAAAGCAAGAAAAAGGAACTTGCCCTCAAACAGTTTAAAGCCCAAAAAGCAGCTAATATGCTCAACATCATTGCCAACACCGCTATGGCAGTAATGCGTGCCTATTCGGATGCAGGACCCTTTGCAGGTACACCACTTGCCGCTATTATAGGCGCAATAGGTGCAGTACAATTGGGAATTGTAGCAGCACAACAGCCACCAAGCTATGCAAGGGGCGGTTATACCAAGGGCTTAGGTTTTATCGATGAAACAGGCTACGAAGTAGCAGGAGTAGTACACGGAAAGGAATATGTAACTCCTGAGTGGTTATTAGCGGACCCTCAAGTTGCTCGTGTTACCGAGTGGATAGAAGCCAAACGCACTGGAAAGGCGCAAAATACCTATGCTACTGGCGGAGAAGTAGCCCACTCATCAGAACAAGTAGAGCAGTCCGATAAGTCCGATAAGTCCAATTCATTCTATCAGTCCGACAGAGAGCTCCGAAGTACCCTCTCCCAGCTGAATACAACTCTTGATCGCATTGAAAAGAATGGAATAGATGCCTACGTGATTGCTGATGCTAAGAATGGTCGAGAAATGCAACGGGCAATTAAAGAATATGAGAATATTAGAGAAAAAAATAGAAGATAATGAATATACAGATTCCCCAAACATATAGTGATTTAACAAGAGAGCAGCGTAAGGAGCTATGTTATATTCTTTTAACTTCAATTAATGAAGAAAATTCATTAGATTCAGATATTCCTTTTTACATTATAGAGCTCCTACTTTCGCACTTGCCAAAGCGTACTCAGCATAGGGTACTGCGAGAAGTTCCTTTCTCTACACTTTGGCAATATGCAGAACCTTTTCTCTCTACTGAGAAACTATATCATTTTCCTGACATTACGAAAATGGTTGCTCCTGCACCTCGTTTGGCTAATATTACTATCAAGCAGTTTTCAGTAGCAGATAGTATCTATTATCGACTGCGCTTGTCACAATTCAAAGACGAAACTCTTTTGCGCCAACTTACTGCCTCCCTCTATTGTTTTAAAAACAAGAACTTTGATATATTGGAGCTTCCTCAAGTAGCTGAGCATACCGATAAGGTAGAGATTAAAACTGCCTACGAGGTAGCCTTTGCTTATACCTGTTGTAGGGAGTATATCATCAGTAAGTTTCCCAAGGTGTTTTCCTCTCCCAACCCCTCCAAAAAAAGGGAGAAACCTGTTTTTAGAAAAGAAGCTGCTTATACGCCATTTTCAAAAATTATTAACGTAATGGCGATGGACCAGTGTCAGCCGTTAGGAAATTGGCACCAGTGCAATGCCACACGTGTGTATGATTTCTTTGAAGTTCTTACCGAATCAATGTTGCAAGCAGAACAGAAAGCAAAAAACAATTAACAAATAATATGTATCTACAGTTAAAAAAATACTTCGGTGATTTAGCAGACCAAAACGTTCACATCAACGACAAAGTAGGCTATTTCTCCCGCGAAATCGCCGAAAAAGAACGCTCTTTTCACGGTATTGCCTCGCCTTTTTTGGCTATTTATGACTATGAGTTGGGCTTGGACGGAGGCGAATTGAATACTATGGGTAGGCGTAAACTTACGTTTTCGATTATCTATGCGAATGCGCCTCACGACGATTTCGAGGCGCAGCAAGAGCTTATCAGCAAGGCTGAAGCAATTGCCTTGCAATTCCTTTCTCGCATACGTTGGGATAACCACAAGAAGGGGCATTTTCTATATGATTCTTTTGAAAAAGATTTGACGAAAATTTACCCTGTGGAGGACCCGCAGGCACATTTCTTTGGTGTAGATGTAGAAGTACACTTTAAGAACCCTACGCCACTTATTGTTAAACAAGAGGATTGGACAGTACCAGTAGGGTGTAAGTAACGATGAATGACGAAAAAGAAATAGGAAATAAAGCAGCAGCAATGTTGCAGAGTGCCCTACGGAGTGAGACGAGTAGGTTTGGCAAGCACGTACGTGGCGATAAGAACGCTCTACAGAACGCCCAAGCTAAACCCCGTTTTCGCACTTCTAAACGTATTGACGGCACAAAACAGCAATATCTCAGAGGTATTGCTATTGTGATGGGCAAACACGGCTTCGTATATCATTATGGTATTGAGCAGGGCAGGTTGCGCAAGGCACACGAGCGCACGCGCCACAAGCCGAAAGAAACGAAGTACCGTGTGAATGCTCACAGCTATCGCAAGGGGCAACTTAAACGTCCGTTTATTCAGAAGGTAGTGGATAACAGTAGGGCAATGGAATATTTGGCTACGGAATTGGCACAAGCACGCGGAGAGGAGATAGTAACCTACTTAGCGCGAGGCTTGGAGGATAAGGTCTGAATAGTCGGCAGGTAGTTCAGCGTCAATATCACGCAGGTACTTATCGAGGGCAGTAATGGTAGTGTGTCCTGTAATGAGCATTAGTTGGCTCTTAGTCTCGTGAGGTGTGAGCGTTTTCCGAAGCTCTCGGTATAGCTTGGTGATAAAGGTGTGTCTAAAAGAGTAGATGCCATATTCGCTACCCATATTGAAGACTTCCTTTACCTTCTTAAATCGTTTACTCCAATAGTCCCGTTTGTTTACCTCAGAAGTTTCCCAATATCCTACACCTTGAGGGGCGAACAAAAAGTGATTAGGATTCTCCCCTTTCAGGTGAACAATTTCTTTAAATAGGATTTCGGGAATAATTTTAGTTTTTTGCAGTTTGTTTTTAGCATCTACTACGAGTTGGCGTTCTTCAAAATTGATATTTTTTATCTGTAACCTACACACCTCGATAGGACGTAGAAAATTATAACTTACAAACTTAATAAGCAAAAAGAGTTGTTTATCGTGGGTCTCCAAGTATCTAAAGAGCTCTTCTTCTTGTAATTTTGTGTAGGTTTTATTGCGTTCAGGATTAGATTTAAGCACAGGTATTTTGCTTACAAAGTTCTCTGTAATATATTCGTTTTCTTCTAAGAAAGTGAATAATATAGAGAGACTTGCGCGGAAATTATTGCGGTTCTTAGGACTGGTACGTTGCAATACACTATTGAGGAAGTTGAGTACTGTACGCTTAGTAATCACAGAGAAGACACGTCCTTTAAATCCATTTTCATACAGCCACTTTTGAAAGTTAAGTAGTCGGTACTTGTGGTCTTTAAAAGAGGTCTCTTTCATTGTCGCTTGGGCGTTTTCCAAACCTAACTCAATGGCTTTTTCAATGGTTACCACATTTTCTTCTTCATACCCTTCCTCGTAAGGACTATAGCCATTCTTCAACACATCTTCTACCATATCACGTAGTTGTTTAGCAGCTGCACGGCGTTCTGTAACATCTTGCAATCGGTTCATACCATAGTAAAGTGGAGCTTGGCGTTCCATTTTATTTGTCTTAGGATTTAGGTATGAGAAGTACACGTACCAACGTTTGGAAATATCTCCATTAGCATCGTAGATTCTGGGTTTAGTGAAGAGACCTTTGTTTTTCATAGCGTATTCGTTTCCGTATTCGTTAGCGTATTCGTTTCGTAGTTTTTTACTAAATTCAGACAT